GCTGCCCGCCGGTTGCTGAGGCCCGCAACCACCTTCCCCTTGACCTTGTTCCAGCGCGCCAACTCGCCGGGCACTGCTGAGTAGTCACCTGCGTTGAGCTTCTTAATCAGGGTGCTTTTACGCATTGCAGAGGCACCCACATTGTAGGCCCAACTAACAATTGCAGCATACTGATTATCGGACAGCTTGGCTGTAACCGTTCGAGAGACTTCCGCCTCAAACACGGAAAGATCTCGGATGAGAAGCTGTTCAGCCTCTTCTTCCGTTATTTGCATACCCTCGGTTACGTTTGTTGTATGTCCGTAACCAATGGTCAAAACATCGGCATCACAGCGGTAAGCCTCCAGGCGGAGGCCTTCCCATTGCTTGATGAGGGCGATACCCTCGTCGTTGATCCGGCGAATCATCATGTCACCTCAGGCCAAGTGATCGACCAAGGAAAACCCGACTGCGCCGTAATATCCCGCAGCGCCTGCCGATAGTTGGCCCAAGCGAGGCTGGCAACCGGCGCATCAGCGAGTTGGGTCCAATCGCACGCGGAAAGGCGAGCGTTACGTTCGGCGCGAACAGAGGCTGCTCGTTCCGCCGTACGCACTGCGATCTCATCCACGCTGGCGTCGGTGACGGCCCAAGTCTGGGTCCAGACCCCGTTGATCTGCTGTGCCGGGGCCTCAACCACGTTCTTCGTGTGATCAACCTGGGGTCGATCAGTCGGTGTCAGCAGATAGACATCGTACTCCGCCAAGAGCGCATCAGGTATGCTCTTGGGAAACGAGACTTGCGGATTGTCACGGCGCAGCTGCCCGATTGTGTATGTCTCAGGCCGACCGTTTGTGAGGCGGATGTGCATCGTTTACTCCAATTGAGATTTGATTACGTCAAGCATGATTTGAGCTTTGCGCTGCTCTAGAAGTGAGGAGGCAAGAAGATTTTGCAAGTTTGTCTTAAAGTCCTGCATTTCTACATCATCACCAATACGCCGGATAGCAAGGCGGAAGTTGTCAATGTTGACTTGGTATTCTGTAACCTCTTTAACTCTTGCTGTCATAGCAGCACTTAAAATTTCGTTTTTATAATCGTTGTCCATTTCATATCTCCGTAAATGCTACGCCATTTCCAGTGCCGGCAGGAAGGGTAGCTGGATTGCTATACTTGGTGCCAAAGCCGGAACCTGACCAGGGATAAGCTGTTATAAAAGGTGTAGTACTGTGAGCGACAGCAATTGCAGAGCCACTAGGACTGAATGCTACTTCAATTCCAGCGCCGGTAGGAAGAGTGCCTGGATTGCTAAACTTAGTGCCGAAGCCGGAACCAGACCATGGATAAGCTGTTATAAAAGGTGTATTAGTGTGAGCGACAGCAATTGCAGAATCGTCAGGACTGAATGCTACGCCATTTCCAGTGCTGGCAGGAAGAGTGGCTGGGTTGCTGAACTTGGTACCGAAACCAGAACTAGACCATGGATAAGCTGTTATAAAAGGTGTAGTAGTATGAGCGACAGCAATTGCAGAGCCACTAGGATTGAATGCTACGCTATTTCCATTGCCAGTGGAAAGAGTGGCTGGATCGCTATACTTGGTGCCAAAGCCGGAACCTGACCATGGATAAGCTGTTATGAAAGGTGTAGTACTGTGAGCGACAGCAATTGCAGAGCCACTAGGACTGAATGCTACGCCATTTCCAGTGCCGGCAGGAAGGGTAGCTGGATTGCTATACTTGGTGCCAAAGCCGGAACCTGACCAGGGATAAGCTGTTATAAAAGGTGTAGTACTGTGAGAGACAGCAATTGCAGAGCCACTAGGACTGAATGCTACGCCAATTCCAGTGCCGGTAGGAAGGGTGGCTGGATCGCTGAATTTGGTGCCGAAGCCGGAACCAGACCAAGGATAAACTGTTATAAAAGGTGTAGTACTGTGAGCGACAGCAATTGCAGAACCGTCAGGACTGAATGCTACGCCATTTCCAGTGCCGGCAGGAAGAGTGGCTGGATCGCTAAACTTAGCACCAAAGCCAGAACCAGACCATGGATAAGCTGTTATGAAAGGTGTAGTATTGTGAGCTACAGCAATAAATTGCTGTGCGACGGCAGCCGTTGCGCCTTTCAAATAAGTAGACAGCATTAAGCGTCTCCCACCCGAGCGCCGTAAATCGTGGTGGAAACTTTCCACAGTACGATGACGGTAAACCCAGAGGTAGCGAGAGTTGGCGCGGTGCCGCCGTTAGTCTCCCAAACAACGCCTAGCGTAGTCCAATCAATCGTTCTGGCCGTACCGTCGTCAATCATCAACGTGATCGACTGCCCTGCTGACCAATTAACTTGCCCCGGCGTGCGGTTCGCGCCCAACGTCCAGGTCTGGATGCTACCGTTATTCGGGTCGAGGTTGACCGTGGCGCCGTCCGTGATCGCGAACACCTCCTCGGTATAACCGTCATTGAGGATCAGGCGTTCGGCGGTTTTGTTGCTGAGCGTCTGCGTGTCTGTCGTGCCGACGAATGCGCCAGTAGGGTTTGTTTTTACGGTGAAGGCAGATGTGCCGTTGCCGATCACAACGCCTGTCAGCGTGGCTGCACCCGTGCCGCCATTGGCAACAGGAAGCGTGCCCGTAACACCTGTGGAGAGCGGAAGGCCCGTGGCGTTGGTAAGCGTGCCCGAAGAAGGCGTGCCCAGCGCGCCGCCGTTAACGACCACAGCCCCCGCAGAACCAACGTTGTTACCTAGTGCCGCAGGGACATTGGTGCCAAGGCGAGCGCCGATAATTTGAACCGCGCCGCCGCTGTCTTCGTAGAAGAGGCGACCGTCATTGGTATTGATCGCAAGCTCGCCGGGAACAAGATCGGCCGCAGAAGGAACCGCCGCAGCGGTTGCGGTGCGATAAAGCTGGATGGGCGTAAAGCCTGTCTGCGCCATCAGAAAGTTCCTCCGTCAATACCGGCGTAAGCCGTGGCTCTGACTGTTCCAGACACATCAAGGCGTTGTGTGGGCGACGACGTACCGATGCCGACGTTGCCGCTGGCGTCGATCCGCATCCGCTCAGTCGCCACAGCCGCGCCATCTGCTGTGGTGCTGAACATCAAGCGACATGGCATGTCGTTGGTGCCTGGGGTGCCATCAACCTCGGCCAAGATGGATGCGCCAGGAAGGTATGTGGTGCCGTCGTAAAAATCAAAACGAAGGACTTGATTGTCATTAGCTAGCACAGCAGTCGGGCTTGCCGCCGTTCCGTTAGCGCGTCGACCAATGAACGCCGTCGTGCTGCCAAATCTAGTGTTTCGGACGAAGCTGGTGCCCGACACATCAAGGGCTGCCCCTGGGGCCGACGTGCCAATGCCGACGTTGCCCGTCGCCGTAATCCGCATCCGCTCAGTCGGTGACGAAGCCCCGTCAGCCGTGGTGGCAAACACCAAGCGGCCCGGCATGTCGCTGGTGCCGGGAGTTCCATCAACTTCGCCATAAATTGCCGTGGCTTGGATGTATGCAGTACCATCCCACCCGCTAGAAAAAATAGTAGAAATTCGGTCGCCGTTTACCAAAATAGCGTCAGACTGACGCTTACGACGCTGGATGATCTGCTGCGATTGTGTAGTAGAAGTTGTTTCGTTGCGGTCAAGAGTAAATTGACCGTTAAGGTGAAGGGATGTTTCCGGGTTCAATAGGCCGATACCAACGCTTCCGATATTGGTCACCACAAACGGCGTGCTGTCCGGGTTGGCGCTATCCTCAACCAGCAGGGCGTTGCCAGAGCCGGTCTGCGTGATGCGGAGGGCGTCGGAGGCGGAATTGACGGAGACGACCGTGGGGGTGGTCAGCGTGCCGACACCCGTGATCCCCGTGTAGGAACCGCTGATCCGCGCTGAGTCAATCGTGCCCGAGGTAATCTGAGTACCGGCAATTGCAATATTCGTATTGGCAGCCGCTGTAAGCTGGCCCTGGGCATTAACTGTGAACGTGCCAACCGCAGACGCCGAACCGTAGGAACCAGCAGAAACCGTCGTATCGGTGATACTGAATATGTTACCGCTTAGGGTAAGCCCGACTCCCGCGCTATAACTTCCACCACCGCCACCAGAACCAAACTGAGAGAACACGATGGGTGTGGTGCCGACCGTGATCGGCAGCGGCGTCTGCTGCACCCAAGACGTGTTAGCGTTGGTCGAGCCCGCCGTAATCAGGAAGAAGTCGCCAGCGTCAATATTATCAACGCCCGTACCCGGCGTGTCAAAGTCAGCCGCACGGGTCAGGATAAACGGCGTGCTGCCACTGCCGGTTTGCGTGACAACATAAACTCCGTTCTGAGCCCCGTCAGTTTGATTTTTGATCAGGACTCGATTGTTGAGCGCGACCAAAGTACTATCGACCGACAGGGCCGCGTTTGCGGTCGCAGTCAGCGTGGCACCAACCCCCGAAGACCCATTGTTATAAGTGCAAGACGGAAGCGCCGCTATACTCGCTAACCGGCAGGCTTGGTGGAAGTTGATGCCCGTCGCGATGGAATCAGCGTAGTTTTTGTTAACGATATCGGTGCCATTAGTCGGTGCAGTTGAGATAGTGCCGGTTGTCAATGACACGGCATTGATGGGTGTGTTTGTAGCAGAAGTTACTTGCCCTTTATCGTTTATTGTGATGACAGGCACAACTGCTTGAGAACCGTAGGTTCCCGCAGATGCGCCAGACACCGGCAAGTCAGCATTAACCAGCGCCCGAAAAGTTGGTAAAGCTGAAGCTCCGCTTGTCGGACCGGCGTAAACCACATTAGCAGGTTGGTTGCTAACGATTACCGCTGAACCCCAAGTGGGAGCCCCCGTACCGCCAGAAATAAGCACCTGCCCAGCAGTGCCCACCGGACCAACATAAAGGCCGTCGGCCCCGCACCAAACGATAGCTCCTGCGTCAGGCACCAGAGAGCGCGCCGTGCCACCATGATCCAGCGGCAGAATGCCGTCAATTTGAGCTATATCAGACAAATTCACCGCCGGGTGAACGTGATCCGCGCGCGAAATCTCAGTCGAGACGCCCGCAGAGCCCGTGTTGTTGCCAAGCTGCGGCGTAGCGTTGCTCAGATTAGCCGCGAGCGTGACGTTAGAGGTGAGAGAGCCGCCACCCGTTAAACCCGTCCCGGCAATAACCTGACGGCTTTCAGGAACGTAGCCGCTGATGGTCGCAGGAACCGTGGTAGCCGCCATGACGCGGCCCGTGGCATCCACCGTGAAAACCGGGATATTAGTCGCAGTGCCGTAAGAACCCGGTGTGACGCCGGAATTCGCAAGCTCAGTCGAACCTACGCCACCCGGCGCAATGCTCAACGTCACGTTCGAGCTAAGTTGACCGCCCCCGGTCATACCTGTGCCCGCGATCACCTGTCGCGTGGTGGGCACCCCGGCAACCGACAGCAGATCACCAACGCGGATCTGATAATTCTGGCCCTGATAAACAATCATCATAAGCGAGTTTTCGTCAGCCACCGGAGCAAGCGGAAGCTGCGTGATTCGCGTCGGAATGAGATTGCTAGGTACGTCTGTCATTTAAAACTCCAGATACCCATCACCATCTTCAGTGATGAAGAATTCGTCGCCTTGCTCTTGGATAACACCAGCGGGGCGCGTGTTGATAGGCGTATCGGGCCGGTTGAACGGCAGAACAATCTGATCCGGTGGCCGAGGCGCAAGGCGATAGGGATCGTACTGATCGCGATCCTCCGCGCACACCATCAAGCCCGGATAATTTGGGTCCGGCATAAGTTCTGCGAGGAACATCTTACGCGAACAGCGACCGCAAATGCCAATGCCGTAGGTGGATTGCCCGGTAGGGTCGAGAAACTTACCGCCGCTCATGCGGTGTAAGCCCGGATACCAGGGTTAATCTGGATAGGCGAACCATCGTTGTCCCCGTCCCACGCACGCTGCATCGAAATAGTAGCGCGCTGTTCGAGCACAGGGATAAGGTTGGCATCAACAGACGGGGTTTCCGCCGCCATGCGAGCAGCGAGGCCATTCGTGATCGCCTCAAGCCACCGCTGCGGCACCTCAACTTCTTGCTGAAGGTTCTCAGTGTCCATGATCTGCCTATGCCGCCACAGCACCAACTGAGCCTGCTCAGCCGCCGAGAACGGGGCGGGCCACAGGTAGATCACCGGCTCCGGCAGGTCGCGGAGGAAATAGTAGTTGCTGGGGCGACCGGGGAACACCTT